GAGGATGGCGAGATAGAGCCGGAGCCGGAACCGGAACCGGAACCGGAACCCGAGCCGGAAGATCCTCTGGCCGCAGTGCCGCAGGCGCTCCTGGATCGGATGAATGAGATCGAGGGCATAGCCAAGTCGGCATCAGGACGGGCAAACAAACTCAGACTGCAGGACGAGAACGCTAATCCGGCCGATACGGCCAAGCCCAAGGCCATGCGTAAGCCTTCCAAGGAACTCATGCGCTCTGCGTTGACGGACGCGGAGGCGAACAAGGTTCTGGAACGTGACTGGCCTGATCAACATGCAGCCCTAACAGAGATTGCTGACGTTGTGGGTGACATTATTGATGAGAATACCCACCAGACTATGACGAACATGAACCAGGTCATGGACCAGCGTGAGGCAGAACAGGAGATCCGCATTGAATTGAATCGTGCGCACCCTGCCTGGAGGGAGACCGCCTCCTCTGATAAGTTCAAGGACTGGGTATTTGAGGGAGGTCCAACCTTTGATGAACGATCTGCTTATCAACAACTGGTCAACACAGGCAGTATCCGGAAAGAAGAATATTACACCAATTTGCTTGCAAAATATCCGCAATGGGCGGAAACTAAGGGAACTTTATACGGTACTAACTCCGCAGAAGCATCCATATCCATACTGGATAAGTTTGAAGAAGCCGAGAATCCACCGGATAATGAGGAAGATGGTAATGAAGTAACCAGCAGACAACAGCGTTTGGAAGAGAACATTTCACCCACGAAGGGGAAAGGTCGTTCCTCCGCGAAGAGTAATGCTGGAGAGGCTGAGAAAGCCTTTGACGAAGGATTTTATGGGGACTCATATTAGAGTCCATTCTGGCGCGTAAGGCCCCAGGAGATCGACCGCCAATCGGCCCAGGCCCTTTGATGGAAAAACTGGAATCGCTTATTTATAGGCGATGTTTTGTATTTCATCGAATAACTGGAGTCACCGATGGGAATAGTCTCTTATGATACGAATACCCCGCGTATCGCAAAAACAAAGGGGGAGATACTGAAACATGCTGTACCTCGCATGGTTCTCGGTATTACCGGACGACAACACAGGATTGGCAAGAATATGTCGGATACAGTTGTATTCAGACGTTGGCTGCCGTTTGGTGGTGCTACAACCAATAGCACAACAATCAATGCCTGGGTAGTTGACCCCAACACGCACCTTACCTCTGATGGTGTTACGCCTGTGGCGGACACTCTCACTCCACAAGACATTACTGTGACTCTGAATCAGTACAGTTGTCTCTATGCTTACACAGATAAGACTGCCGATCTGTACGAGGACGATGTGCCTACGCCTATGAAGAAGCAGGCAGGCCAGCGCATGGGTCTTGTGAAAGAAAAGATCATCTATGGTGTTCTCAAGGCTTGTACTAACGTGTTCTACGCGGGTGGTACATCCAGAGCGACAGTTGACGAGACTGTTTCCCTGGCGAAGCTGAGAAAGATCACCCGAGCGCTGGAAGGCAATCGTGCTGATCAGATCACTGAGGTCCTTCAGGCTTCTAATAAGTACAACACTGCACCGGTTGAGTCCGGCTATCTTGTGTTCTGCGACACTGACATGGCGCATGACATCAGAGAGCTTGAGGGTTTCATCAAGTGTGCTGAGTACGGCGAGATGAAGAAGGCGCATCCAAGGGAGCTAGGCTCCTGCGATGAGTATCGATTCATCACATCTCCCGAGTTAGGACCTGTCCTGGCTGGTGGAGCATCTGTAGGTACTACCGGTCTTGTATCGGCTGGTTCTGCTAATGTCGATGTGTACTTTATGATCGTCGTCGCAGAGGACGCATGGGGCGATGTAGCTCTACGCGGATTGGACGGGTTTAGCTTGACCCACCTACCTCACAGCAAAAAAGACAAGCAGGACCCACTCGGCCAACGCGGCTATATTGGCGGGAAATTCTGGTGTGCTCCTTTCGTTCAGAACGATGGATGGATGGCAGTGCTTGAAACTGGAGCAACGGCCCTGTCATAAGGCCCAACGCATAATAGAGGAGATTCATTAATGCGAAACCCTAACGAAAGTCCAGCCACTCTTGGCACTGTAAGCGTCACGTTGTCTGCGGGTACGACCAGCACCTACACGACAGATGTCGCTACTGCTGGCATTATTAACGGTAAGTTCATCACTGCGCTTGCTGCTCAGACCAACACTGCTACGCCTACAACCGATGCCAGGACTGGATCCGCGTTTGTGGCGCAGGGTGGTGGTGCTGATACAGGCCGCAGTGTTGGTACGATCTGTGTTTACGTCTTCGGTACTACCTTAGCTGGTGCTGTTGCTGTAACGCAGGGAAGCATCGAGAACCTGGCGGACACAGCGGATAACGTCCTTGTGCGTCCAGACTTTCCCAGCTTGCCGGACGACTTCTGTCCGTTCTCTTATGTCATCCTGACGGCCGGTAACGGTGCGTCTGCCTGGACCTTCGGTTCAAGCAACTGGGCAGCAACTGACGTGACGGATGTGTATGTGAACATTGGGCAACTGCCTGATCGACCACAAGCGTCTTAAATTCATCAACGCCCTGGCTTAGTTAGCAGGGCCGATTCCCTTTGGAGGGGACACTATGAAAACTACGCAAAGCGTCCGACGATCGTTTATATCGGAACTGATGCAACTTGGCCCTAATGCCAAGATGAAGCAGAAATGGGTTGACGGCTCAGTGAGTAATATCGGATCCGACAAGATGTACGCTGGCGACGGCATTACAGACGGTACGGGAACGATCTACCGATCTTCTATCACAGAAGAGGGCGGGATCATCAAGACGACCATCTTGATTGACCTGACTGGCTGTTCATCTGCAACTTCTGACCTGGATATCATTGGTATCGGGACGGAAGATGCGAACCTGGGACAGATCACTGCTGCCAAGAACGGCACTATTCTGGCCGGCTCAATGAAGTGTCTTGAACTACCATCCAGCCTTACAGATATAGATCTCTATTCTGCGACGGTTGGCACTGGTGCGTTTGAGGACGGCATTGCTGCCTTGACAGAGACTGCACTGTTGACGAAAGGCGGAGCATGGGCTGCGATGGCGGAGGATGATTTGACTGCCTTGCCTGCGGCTGACGAGTTCCTGTACCTGGTTAATGGGGCTGCGGATACGGCTGACGTATTCACTGCTGGTAAATTCCTGCTTGAGCTATGGGGATATCGGTAAGACTTACTAATGGGGGAGCAATCCCCCTACTAATTCATTGAGGGGAAAGATATGGAAGACGGTGAAAACCTGAACGAAGAGAAAGCTAAACCTTTGTCGATGAAGTCGCTGGCGGCCGATGCGGAAGCGCGGAATGCAGAGACTGACAAGAAGTTCGATGCACTGGAGACCAAGCTAGACGATGGCATCCAGGGCATTATGGACTCGATCAATGCAATGAACCGACCCGCAAGTATTACCAAAGACGGTGTATTGTCGACTGACAAGGATTACGACGAGAATCTGCATGACATCAAGTTCCAGGATGTACGTCCGGAAGATGATGCCCAGTTGGTTCCGAGCAGGATGACATCTATTCATTCTGCTGAGTTCACGGAAAAAGCCGAGCAGATGAAGTTCGATAACGAGCAGATAGAAGTCATGGTCATGCGATCGCAGGCCACCTATCCGGACCATACGTTCACATTGAGCGTTAATGGTAACAGCTTGATCATTGCCAGGGGTGTCCGTCAGTGGATCCCTCGTTGCTATGCGGAGGTTATGGCTAGAGCCAAGACTTCGACGTATGGTAATATAGAGATACGCAACTCGCAGAACGAACTGGAAGTTGAGAACCCAGAGTCCAGGGCGGCCCGATATCCCTTTCAAGTGATGACGGACAAGAGCCCGAAAGCTGGACAATGGTTAGAGAGGGTAATGAACGACGCGGCGTGATGTATGACAGACTTTCTAACGCTATGCCAGGACACCGCTCGAGAGTGTGGGATCACTGGCGGTGGTCCTACAGCGGTCACCAGCCAAACAGGTGAATATCTCAGGATAGTAAGCTGGGTTATTGATGCCTGGAAAGAGATCCAGCAGGACATGGACTGGCGGTGGATGCGCAAGAAGTTCACTATGCCGACCGTGGATGGTACAGGTGAATATGCCTATACCGCCTGTACGGACGTTGATCTCACGACTGCGATTGATCGATTCAAGCGGTGGCATCTTGATGATCGCCGCAATCCACCTATTATCTACCTGACATCTGCCGGTGTTTCCGGACAGACGATCCTGACCTGGGCGCCATGGGATGATTTTGAGTACCTGTACCTGTTTGGGTCCAGGCAGAGTCAGACCAGCAGGCCGATCCATATCACGGTAGATCCGGAAGATAAGATTCGCCTTGGGCCAACGCCCGATGACATCTATACGCTTACCGGAACCTACTACAAATCAGGACAGACACTTGCTGCAGATGATGACGTGCCGGAGATGCCGACCCAGTATCACCGGTTGATCATGTACAAGGCGATGGAATACTACGCAGACTATGAGGCGGCTGACAATGTAGAGCGTCGATCGATCAAAGGTACAGCGCAGGTATTGCCCAACCTGATCCGCAACCAGGGTCCCAAAGTCCGTATTGGGAGTTCACTTGCATAATGGTAGTCCGAGCCAGAGTAGGCAGGCGAGGGGCGAATGTCAGGGCTGCACGGCAGCGATTGCCGTCTATGCCCAAGGTCAAGCAGTCCTATCTTGATTTCCAGGAAGGTCTTGATCAACTAACTCCGCTTTGGAAGGTCCATCCAGGCGCGGTACGCGATTCCAGCAACTTTGAGATATCCGTATCGAGCGGGTATGAAGACATTACCGGTTATGAGCGATTCAGTGGGCAGACGAAACCCTCTGCTGCGACTTATGTCATCCTCAATGTAACGATATCAGGCTCATTCTCTGACGGAGATACTGTTACTGGCGCCACTACTGCGGCCACAGGCGTTATCGTTGTAGGTGGCGTCGTTACTGGCGGATCTCAAGACTACCTGGTTATGACTAAATTGACCGGTGTCTTTTCCAGCTCCTCTGAAAACCTGGAGGTTAGTGCGTCTGTAGAGGGTGTTGCCTCTGCCGTTGGCGCGATAGAGGGGGCGGCCAATGACAAACTACATGCGGAATACCTGGCGCTTGCTTCTGATGCCTACCGGTCTGATATAGGGGCGATCCCTGGATCTGGCCCTGTACGCGGGATCATGCACCTTGGGACCCCTGCTGTTAAGTATGGGATACGGGATGAGACTGCCTGGGGAACGGTCAATCTGGACTCCGGTGCGTCTGGATCTGTTGACGGGATCACGGTCAACTCGGTAGAGATTATGAGTGGGGCGGTGTCATTTGATACCAGCCTGACCACGACTGCGGCTGCCGTAGTCACGAACATCAACGCAAACACATCCTCTCCCAACTATACCGCGACCTCTGTAGGCCCTTTGATCAAGATCAGGGCGCTTGTGGCAAACACCTTCACGGTCACCAGTTCTGTTACCACGATCGGCACGACTGACGTGAACATGAGCGGCCATGAAGTAAATGCCGAGATGTACAAAAGCACGACATCCGGCTGGACCTTCGTGCCATTAGGGTTTGAGCTGACCTTTACGTCCGGCGGAACCACAGAGATCTCTGAGGGAGATACAATCACAGGCGCCACCAGCGCGGCAACGGCGGTAGTTACCAGGGTAATGCTGGAGTCAGGCACATGGGCCGCAGGATCGGCTGCAGGACGGATCATATTTGCCGTACAGTCTGGGACATTTCAGAGCGAGAATCTTGATGTTGGGGCCTCTGCGAACCTGGCGACGATAGCGGCGGACTCTTCTGCTATCACCATGCTGGGTGGTGGGCTTTTTGAGGTCGTGGTCAACAACTTTGGCGGCCTGGCCGATGATGACAGGATCTACGGCATAGACGGGAAAAACCGCGGATTTGAGTTTGATGGAACAGTCTTCTGCCCTATTGATACGGGGATGACGACTGATATCCCGACGCACGTTTCCGCCTTTGTGAATCACCTGTTCTTTTCGTATGGTGGATCGGCCCAGCACTCAGGTATTGGGTCGCCTTATGCCTGGACCCCGATTGTGGGGGCGGGAGAACTGGCTACCGGATCAACGATAACGGGATTTGTGGAGGAGCCTGGTGCGGCAAACTCACCGGCCACAGCTACAGCCCCAGCAGGTAACGCGACACTTGGTATTTACAACGCATCAAAGATCCACATGCTCCATGGTACATCCTCTGCTGACTGGAACCTGGTCAGATATCGTAAGGAGGTAGGGGCTTTTGCTGGGTCCATGCAGCAGATCCGGACGACCTTCTTCATGGGCGACCTGGGGATTACGGACCTGCAGACCTCTCAGGAGTATGGTGACTTCCAACACGCTACTTACTCGCGCAAGTTGCAGACACTGATTAACTCCAAGAAGTCCCTGGTACAGACATCCTGCATTGTGCGGGATAAGAACCAGTACCGCGTCTTTTTTACGGACGGGACGGCGATCTTCGTCACCCTGAACCGTGATGATGAGGACGGGATCATGGGCATGATGCCTATCACCTATGAGGACAATGTGGAGTGTGTTATCTCGTACATTACGTCTTCTGGTGATGAAGAGATCTTCTTTGGCTCGGATGACGGGTATGTTTATCAGATGGAGAAGGGCAACAGCTTTGATGGTGTGGCTATATCCTCCTTTTTCACCACGCATTTCGACTATCAGAAGCAACTGCGCTTTATTAAGGCGTACAAGGATGTGACGTTTGAGGCCCAGAGCGACGGATATGCCGAATTTACGCTGAGTTTTGAGCTAAACTACGGGGATTCAGGCACTGCACAGTCCACATCGTCCGTGGTGGCGGCGGAATTGACAGAATCAAGGCGCTGGGACACCGGTAACTGGGACGAGGGCAACTGGGATAGTGACTCACTCAAGCCGGCCATGCTGGAATTGGGAGGATCTGGGGAGAATTTGTCTCTTACGGTCTCAAAAGAGTCAAAATACTTCTACCCACTACTATTTTCAGGTGCGTATGTTGATTACATGGTACGCAGGAGGTTAAGGAACAATGGCTGATCTCAATAATCGGTTTGATGACAAGGTGAGCAAAGATAGGCAAGCCAGAGGCGATGGGCAAAGGATAAAGTTGTCATCGGAAGAGGTCCTGGAGATATACGCTTCAAGCGATACCATTCAGGCTCTCATGCACATATACCAAGTAGGTCACACCTGCATAACAAATATACGAAACCAACGATCGTGGGTCAATTTGACCGCGGGATTGGTTAGAGGAGGATAGGAATAATGCCCGACTGGTATGCAGCATCTGGTACGCCCTCTTCGGCGGCCACACTATCATCTTCGACAATGCGCACGGAGTTCTCGTCCATTGAGAGCGGCATAACCGACAAATTGCCGACTTATACGGGCAATGGCGGCAAGGTTATTGCGGTCAATTCGGTTGGAACTGCCCTGGAAGCGGTAACTTCGGCCCTGGCCCTGACCTCACCGGTCCTCACGACCCCACAAATCAACGATACGAGCGCCGATCACCAGTATGTGTTTGCCGTGAGTGAGCTTGCGGCCGACAGAACCGTGACTTTACCGCTATTGGCGGGAAATGATGAGTTTGTCTTCAAGGACTTTATCCAGACGCTGACCAACAAGACCTTAACCAGTCCGACGATCGGGACCTCGCCAACGGCGGCAGGGGCCACCTGGGCGGATCTGGGCGCAGTGACGACCGCAGACATCAACGGCGGGACCATTGATGGTACGGCGATTGGCGGGGGCACTCCTGCGGCTGGATCGCTAACCACGCTAACCCTGTCGGGCGCCCTAACGCAATCGGTAACTGATTCGATAACGGCGGGAACCACGCAAACACAGGCTGGCGCAACAGCATTGACAGCAGACATCAACCGAGTGACGGTTGTCGGCACAGACGGCGATGGGGTTAAGCTGCCGACAGCCGCCGCAGGGAAGCGGATCACCATTATCAATGCCGACAGCACTGAAGGGCTACAGGTATGGCCAGCCTCATCAGACACCATTAATGGTGGGTCAGGCGATGCTGTGGACAGCAACACTTTGGCTGCTGGGGAGGAACGGACATACACATCTGCTGACGGCGCAGATTGGTATGCCTTTACGTCATCACTGACCAATGTGACTCTGGCCGACACGACAGACACGACGACGTTTCTTGTTGTTGCTGGTGGTTCTACCGGCGATCAGGCATTGCTCACTGACGCATCCAACTTGACGTACAACGCCTCTACCGGCGCGTTAAGTGCCGCCACTTTTACTGGTGCTTTAACCGGAAACGTCACAGGTAACGCATCAGGGACAGCCGCAACCGTAACAGGGGCTACACAGGCAGCAATCACCACTCTCGCTAACGCGGTTACAGTGGGCGCATTGGATTCAGGTTCGATCACGAGTGGCTTCGGATCTATTGATGTAGGCAGTAGTGCTATAGATGGCGGGGTGATTACAGCCGCTACAAATTTTGCAGGCGATATCACAGGTAATGTTACTGGAAACACCTCCGGCACGGCAGCCACTGTAACGGGCGGGACGCAGGCCAGTATAACAAGTGCGGCAAATCTTGTTACTGTAGGCGCATTGGACTCGGGCTCTATAACGTCGGGATTTGGGTCTATTGACGTCGGCAGTAGCGCCATTGACGGTGGTGTAATTACTGCTGATACAAATTTTGCTGGAGATTTAACAGGTAACGTCACAGGCAACGCCAGCGGCACCGCAG